CGCCAACGGGGCTGCCCCAAGCGGGGTGCTGGAGCACCCGGGAACGGTGAAGGACCCTTCCCGCCTGCGCGATACGTGGCAAGGCCAATTCGGCGGCTCGTCCAACTCGCACAAGGTTGCGGTGCTCGAAGAGGGAATGAAATACACGCCCATCTCGATCTCGCCCGAGCAGGCCCAGTTCCTGCAGACGCGCAAGTTCCAGATCAACGAGATCGCACGGATCTTCCGGGTGCCCCCGCACATGGTGGGGGACCTGGAGAAGTCCTCGTTCAGCAACATCGAGCAGCAGTCGCTCGAGTTCGTCAAGTACACCCTCGACCCGTGGGTCATCCGCTGGGAACAGGCGCTTTCGCGAGCACTGTTGGCATCCGATGAGAAGCAGACGCATTTCTTCCGCTTCAATGTCGAGGGACTGCTGCGCGGCGACTACCAGAGCCGCATGGGCGGGTACGCCACCGCGCGCCAGAACGGTTGGATGAGCGCCAACGATATCCGAACGCTGGAGGACATGGATCGCATTACCGACGAGGACGGAGGAAACCTCTACCTCATCAACGGAAACATGCTCCCCCTCTCTCGGGCAGGGGCATTCGCAGACACGTATACGGACACTTCCCAGGAGGAGAGTAATGAAGAACAAGAAGTTCTGGCAATGGAAAAACCAGGGCGAAGAAGGCAGAGCGAGAATCCTTGAGCTTTCGGGCACGATCGCCGAGGAGAGCTGGTTCGATGATGATGTCACACCCGAGCAGTTTCGCGATGAGCTGTTCGCCGACAGCGGCGAGGTGACGGTGTGGATCAACAGCCCCGGTGGGGACTGTATCGCAGCGAGTCGCATCTACGCGATGCTCATGGATTATCCGGGAGCTATCACCGTGAAGATCGATGGAATCGCAGCAAGCGCAGCCTCGGTCATCGCGATGGCGGGCACAAAGGTCCTGATGGCGCCCACTGCCTTGATGATGATCCACAACCCCATGACGCTCGCCTATGGCAACCATCAGGACATGCAAAAGGCCATCGGCATGCTCGATGAGGTCAAGGAAAGCATCGTCAACGCCTACGAGATCAAGACAAATCTCACCCGGGCGAAGATCAGCCACCTGATGGACAACGAGACGTGGATGAATGCCAAGAAGGCCATCGAGCTGGGCTTCGCCGATGCGATCCTCGAGGACGCGAAGAAAGCGTCCAATGAGGCATCGTATGCGTTCTCGATGCGCACCTCCCAGCTCTCGCTGATGAACAAGATCACCGAAACCTATGCACACACAGAAAACCAGGAGCCACCTGAGGAAGGCAGAGCCGCCCTTGGCGAGCTCGAGAAACGACTGAATCTCATCAAACCCCAATAGGAGAAGACACAATGGGAAAGATCAACGACATGCGTGCACAGCGCGCGAAGACCTGGGAGCAGGCGAAGGCATTCCTCGACTCCAGGCGCAACGACAAGGGCATCCTGAGCGCCGAGGATACCACCACCTACGAACGTATGGAGGCTGAGATTGTGGATTTGGGCCACGAGATTGAGCGCCAGGAGCGCATCGAGGCGTTCGAGCGCGAGCTGAACGCACACGTGGGCTCTCCAATCACCAGCCGCCCCGATGGAGCACAGACGCCGCGAGAACGCACCAGAACTGCGTAACGCATTGCAGGTGGGAACCGACACCGAAGGCGGCTACCTGGTGCCCGACGAATTCGAACACACCCTCGTAACGGCACTGGAGGAGGAGAACCTGTTTCGATCAATCGCCAGGATCATCCAGACTGCCAGCGGCGATCGCAAGATTCCCATTTCCGCATCCAAGGGTGAGGCGGCATGGATCGACGAGGAGGGAACGTACCCCGAGAGCGATGACAGCTTCGGGCAGGTGACCATCAGCGCCTACAAGCTGGGCACGATCATCAAGGTATCCGAGGAGCTCATCAACGACAGCGTATTCGACATCGAGTCTTACATCGCCACCGAGTTCGCCCGCCGCATCGGGGCCAAGGAAGAGGCAGCGTTCTTCACCGGGGACGGATCGGGCAAGCCGCTGGGTATCCTCGCAGCCACCGGAGGTGCTCAAATTGGCGTCAACGCGGCTTCCGCGACCGCCCTGCATGCCGATGAGGTCATCGATCTGTATTATGCGCTTCGTAGTCCGTATCGCAAGAACGCGGTGTGGGTAACCAACGATGCCACCGTCAAGGCACTTCGCAAGCTCAAGGACGGCAACGGGCAGTACATCTGGCAGCCTTCGCTGACCGCAGGCACTCCCGATACCATCCTCAGCTGTCCGGTGAAGACCTCAGCTTACATGCCCGAAATCGCTAGCGGGGCCAAGACGCTGGCCTTCGGGGACTTCTCGTACTACTGGATCGCCGACCGCCAGGGACGCACCTTCAAGCGCCTGGGCGAACTGTTCGCCCCGACCGGACAGGTGGGGTTCCTCGGGTCCCAACGTGTGGATGGGCGACTGATCCTCGGCGAGGCCGTCAAGGTCCTGCAGCAGAAGGCCTAAGAGAGGTAATTGATGTCATATAACACCAAGAACTACCGCGAGCAAGGCGGTGAGAAAATTGTAATCGGCGGCGAGGTGATCCTCGCAGCGAATGCGAAGGTAACCATCGATCCTGCGGCGATCATCGAAGGGCTTCCCAGTGGCAGCATCAATGTCGCTGCCAGCCAAGCAGATAGCACGGCGACCACCATCGAAGAGCTCGTGATGGATTTCAATGCACTGCTGGCAAAGCTCAGGAGTGCGGGCCTGATGGACAGCTGATAGTAAACGATTATGGGGGCATCCCGGTGAGAGCCGGGGTGTCCATCATATCAATGAAGGAGGAAGCGCATGATTGCAAGCATCGCCATGTTCAACACCTACAGCGGCAACTATGAGGACTCTCCCGAGGCCGTAGAGCTCAAGGGCGCTTTCCTCTGTACTGCCGAGGATATCGTGACCTCGTATTTGGGCTTCGATCCGAAGCAGCAGGAGTATGTCGATATCGTGTACTCGGGGACCGGTTCCAGGCGCCTGTACCTACGCGCGCGCAACATCACCTCAGTCGGGTCCCTCACCGTGGGAACAGTCGTAGTGGATCCTGCCGTGGTGAAAGCCTACGACGATTACATCAGCTTCATCGACCATGCCACCAAGTTCCCCACCGGTGAGGACAACATCATCGTGAGCTACACAGCGGGATGGCAAATCGAACAGATGCCTTCGGTGATCGTCGTCTCGATCCTCCGTATCGCAACGCTCATGCTCAGCGAGACCGGCGGGAACATCGGCCTGACGGGCAAGAGCTTTGCCGACAACAGCCGCACGTTCGTCAACTACAGCAACTACCGCAAGTACCTGCAGCCGCTGGACAGCTTGCGCATCTTGGGATTCTGACATGACCGGCAGACGAAAACGGTACAGCACCGAAAGCGTATCGGTCGAGACAGACCTGGCTGAAGCATTAGGGTACCTCGAATCCCTCGGGGTAAATCGGCACAAGGCGATGCGTCGCATCCTGGGCGGCATCGGCACGGCCGCAAGAGCCCAGGTGCGCAAGGCATACAAGTCCCACGGGCTCTCCAAAGGAAGTGGGGCGCTGTACAAGAGCATCAGTCGCCGTGTGATCCGTAGCGGCAAGGCCGTCATCATCGAGGCGAAGGCCTCCTCGGAAAAAACCAAGGTATTCTACGGCTACGCTCTGGCCAAGGGAGCCTGTATAACCGCCAAGGAGGGAGGGTATCTGACCTTCCAGAAGGACGGCAAGTGGGTGCGCGTGCACTCGGTGAAGCTGCCCGAGCGGGATTTCGTGGCCGCCCCGGTGAAGAAATACCTGAGCACTACGACCTTCAAGACGAAACTGGACCAGTTGGTGCAGAAGGAGGTGGCGCGCATCGAGAAGGAGAACACACGATGAAGACCGAAATGCAAGTACTCGAAAGGCTGAAGGCGGTGATCGCAACCTCGCTGATTGCACTGATGGAACCTGAGGCGGAAATCGCTGTGAAGCAGTTCGACGAAACGAACGTGGAGATCGATTATCCCGATGTGGACGCCATGCGGCGCCCTACGATGCTCTACATCCAACCCGACTACGAGAACCTGGAGCCATTGGGGATGCACAGTGACCTGGCCACCATGCGAGCAACCGTGTTCATCCTGTGCAAGAGCGCTCCTAACGCGATTCTGGTCAAGCGAGTATTCGCGCTCTACAGCGCCCTGTATCTCTTGGTACGGAGCGATCCGACCCTAGGTGGCTTTATCGAGGATGCGCGTATCACCGACATGGACTACTACCCTACCGTCACGGCAAGCTCAACGATCACGGCCATCGAGGCAAGCATCGATTTGCAATGGTCCAAGGAATTCTGAATACAAGAGAGGTAACGTATATGGCATTTTACACAGGAACGGGATCGCGGCTGCAGGCAGGCAAAGAAAGCTCCTTTGCCCAGGCTGCCGGTCCCACCACACTGGTCGATTTGACCAGCGAGAGCATCAAGGTGGCCGTCGAGAAAGGCGACGAGGGCTCGCTCTTGGGAAGCAAGACCGCATCAAGCAGGGACCTCTTGGCAGTGACGGTGGAGGGCTCGGTGAGCTTCATACTCCGACCCGAATCGGCCGGCCTCATCCTGCACGCCGCCCTGGGGGGAGATGACACCTGCTCGCAGGTGGGAGACTCGGATTCGTACACCCACACCATGGGCCTCTGCGATGTGAACGAGGCGCTTCCCAGCCTCACGATCGCCGTTGACCGCAAGGCGGCAATCAAGCGGTATGTGGGATGCACCATCAGCGCCCTCAGCCTGGATTGCGCGGCGGGCG